TTATACCAAATGTTACCAGGTGAGTTTTTAAATGTACCATCGATTTTCCAATCAATTTGGTTTACGATGTTTTGTTCCATTCCTTCAGGTCCCCAAAAGTGAACCAAAACCATTGATAATTGAAATATCAATGCTGTTACTACAAATACCAATACAGATTTAACAAGCAGTAGTCCAACTTGTTCTCTCCAATTTGCTACAAACGATTTAATGTAAGACATAATTTTACCTTTTAGTTATTACTATAACCATTTGCGGTAACCATTAACGAAATCTATTGAAAAAACCTATTGTGTAGTAACTTTCTTTTTAAATAAAAAAGGGAATTCTATGATAAATATCACAAAATTCCCAATTCCGAATTTATTTTATATTAAATTATTGTAAGTTAACTAATTTGTATTTTGTAGAGTATAATAATTCAGATACATTATCTAATTGATTTTGAATCCAACTATCTTTTAAATTATCTGCAGTTCTTTCTTTTTCTAAGAACTTAATTAACATATCAAAGTATTTAATTATGTTATCATGCTCTGCATTGTTATCAATTCCATTAACAGGTTTAAAATCTATTAAACCATATTTTCCTTGATAAGATTCAACCAAACCATCTATTAATTCTACAATTTCATCGTAATACTCATTTAATGCTTTATGAGTTGCAAATGCTCCAGGTCCTTTTACTTTCAAATGAAACACATGTGCTTGTGTTCTACTATGAAAAAACATTGATGCTATTTTATCCATTATTCTTCTGTATTTTCATATAAATATTCTTCTGGAAAGAAATCCGTATTATTTGATTTAATCATACCATAATCTAAATAATCGTTTAACATTTTTCTTTGATGCTTTTTCATTTCATTTACAACCTTTGTAATATAATGTGTTTTGCAATCAGTCATTTCTCTAATGAGGAGGTATAAATGTTTTTTATTGAAATTTTCTATATATTGAGACCTTCTAAATAATTCTAATACAGCATCTGCAATTTGTATATCTCTTTTCTTTGTAAATACTAATGTTAAATTTTTATCCCAATATTTTAACATTAATTCTTTGAACTCATTAAACTCATTACCCATATTTTCTTCATGAAAATCATTTTCAGGATTCCAAGTTTCAGGCATTCCAGAAATTGGTGTAGTTTTTTTAAATCTTTTGTAGTTACCATTATTTTTAAGAATTAAATGGTTTTTAGCTACAATACTAAAATAGGAGAAGGCCTTACCTTTTCCTTCCTGAAACATATGTATTTTTTCTATTAATGTAGAAACAACTTCATATTGTACATCGGCTTTTGGTACATCAAAATAAGAAAATTTAAATGTATTTAAAATATTTTCTGCTAATTTTTCAAAAGGATATTGAATACTTTCTTTATATATTCTATTTCTTTGTAAAGGGTCTTCGGTTTTGTTATACTCAATAATTGCCCTTTCAGTATCCATTGAGAAATAAATTTTGTTCTTTCTTTTACGTGGCATAATTAGATTTCGTTTTTGTAGTCTTCTATAAGTTGTATCATTTCTTTAAATGAAACCCCAACTTCATCATCTGCTTCAAATGCTCCTCTATTATCTATCTCTCTCATATCTGCCAGCATTGATTCAAGTTTTTCTAATATAATCAATTTTTGATTATCAAAATCATCAATTGTATCATTTAATTTTTCGTTCTCTTTTACAAAACGTAATCCTCTTCTTACCAAAAAAAAATTTGCAATAAGTGATGCGGGTAAAAGGATTATTAATAAAAAAATTTCAAACATATTTGTAGTGTTTTATTTGTGATATACAAATATACAACTTTTTTTTGAAACTACCAAATCTAAGCCTGGCCTGCCTGTCCGCCAAAATAAGGTGGATAAACTTCGTTATCCTCTTTGTAATTTTCTTTTGCTTTATTTAAAGCATCATGAACAATTTTCATTTTAACTTTAAGTCTTTCATCCAACTTATCTTCATCAATCAAATTACTTTCAATTAATTCTTCAATTATTGATTCTAATAAAATTTCTAATGTTAGAGTTTTTTCTTGTTGTCTTTGTAATATTTTATTAATCATAATATTGAACTTGTAAATTGATTTTGTAAAAATTGTTTTAATTCTAAAATATCATTTTTTGAATCACCATATTCCTCTTCAAATGCATTTTTAATACTTTCATCTGCATATCCCATAGCTGCTGCCATTCTTATACAAATTCTTTTATACTCCCAAATATCTAAATCGTTGGGTACATCAAATGATATTTTAGAGGCTTCTCTGTTTTCGATTTCGTTTATTGTAAATGTAAAGTTTGCCATAAATTAAATTTTAGTATAACCGTTATCTATGTACGATTGAGCTTTTTTAGCTTTTACAAAAACCATTTCACCTTTATCTGATTGTAACATTATTCTTTCGTTTCTACCAGGTTCTTTATCTTTAGTAATTGTTTCTGAATATTGTCTTTGTGGGTGTGTAATATCAATACCATCTATTGCATCTATCAATCTTTGTGCAATAACTGCTTCTAATAATCCTTCATCACCAAAGAACTCATCTGCATTTTCCCATTGATTTTTTGTTGCTTTAAATTCAACTTTACCTAAGTTATCAGTATCAACTATTAATTGTGGATATCTAATTGTTTTACGAATTTTCTTTTCTTTGTTACTATCCTTTTCATAATAAACTAATGGTGTTTCATTAGTTTCAACTACTTTTGGATTTACTAAAACTAATTCATTATCCGTAAATCTTATTGCTATAATTCTTTTATCAATATTAACATCGGATGCTGTAAATGCATATCCTTCTAATTTTGATATTGCTTCTTTAAAAGCTGTTACATCTTCAGGAGTTATTTGTGTATCCTCTATTTTCTTTATTTTCATAACCTTTATTTAATTGTTTTATTTTGTATTCTCTATATTGGTCTTCCAAAAATGCAACTGAATCACAAGGACCTATTACTGATTCATATTTTGTATAGTAAACAATACTATCGGGATTATTTTCCAGTTGCTTTTTTAATTCATCTAATTTAGGTAAATGTATATGAGAATATGACATTATTTAAATTTAAATCCTGTTAATTTTTCTATATCTTTTACTTCTACTTTGTGTGCATTTAATCCAGATGGTTTATCCGTTGTATTTTTAAATTCATATGCCATCCATTCTTTTGTTTTAACAACATAAATAACTTTCCAACATTCCGTAGGAACTGCTACTTTGTTTGCACCTATTGTTTTTGCAACACCAACACTCCCACACCATATATGTACAGAATCGTTATCTTTTGCTATTTGTCTTTCTAATACTTCTACTGATTTCCAATCACCTGCATTTAAAGAGTGATATTGTGCAGTCATATTTGAAAAATAAAAACATTCATCTTGTACTGCTGAAGTTTGACATTGGTTTTCTGCAGCTGGCATATTGTGTCCTCTATCAGTTCCACTTCCAACATAATCTGCAGCTAGATTTGTTTCTGCTAATAATTGTGGGTCTGGTTTAAAATTATCTTTTCTAGCTAATGGAGTAGGGCATCCCACTTTAGCTTTTGTAATCCACCATTCAACTTCTACTGGATATTTTTTTGATTTAGAGAAATGTGTTGTATAGTTGGTATGTTTAATAACCACTATATCTTGCGAAAATGTTACTATTACTATTAATAAAGTAATAAATGTTAAGAAGATTTTTTTCATAATTTTTTGTTTATATATAAATATTTACTTTTTATTTTTAGATTCTACTTTATTTTTCATTTTTTTATTTTAAATTACGATTGCTCTTATAGGTGCTTCCAATAGGGATTTTTCTAATATCCAAATTTGCTTACCCGCATTCTTATTTAGAAAGTCCTCCAATGTAGTATGGTATGCTTCTACTACATAAGACCTATCCCCCACCTTTAATACGGGATGTGTAATTAATTTGTAACTTTGATTTGCCATATTATTTATTTTAATTCTAAGTGATTTAAATTCATTTCATGTCCTAATGTTCCTGATACAAATGAATTAAATGCTAAACTTATTCTTGTCTCAGGATTTTTTGTTGTTGGAACTCTATGAAACATTTTTGAAGGAAATACAATTATATCATATTTGTCAACTTCAACATTCATTTCATCCGATGTATATGCATTTGCTTTTCCATCCATAGGAAAAAATTCTAATTGAGTATAACCACCTTTATTAAAGGTAATCATATCGTATTTTTTATTTGCACTTACATAAAGAACACCACTAAGTATGCTATTAGGATGTGCATGTGTGTGGTGAAACTCATTTATTTTTGTATAATTTAACCAAGATTGTGTTATATATAGTTTTGTATTAGTATCATCAGGATTGTAAATCTTTTTAAGATATGTGTTTATTGCATCATCACAATACTTTTTAACATCTTTCATTTCATCGTTCTCTAAAATAGAGTGGTCAATGCTTGTATGATTACCATAATTTTCTCTAACACTATTTTCTATTTTTTTAAAGAAATCTTTTTCTTTGTAAGAAAATTCTCTAGGAAATTTAAATCTCATAATAGGTGTTGGAAATATATCATACTTACTATAAATCATATTACAAACTTAAATAATTTAAATGGTCATTTTTATCTCCAAATTCTCCTTTTAAGAAAGTATTAAATGCAAGACTAACACGAGTTTCTCTATTTGTAGTTTGTGGAACACAATGAACCATACTGGATGGAAATATTACTAATTCGTATTTATCAACTTTTATTGACGTGATTGGTGAATTAAAATCATTAAATTCTTTTTTCTCAAAAGACCAAACTTGATAATCTGGTTTTATGAACTCAATTGCATCTACATTTTTATTTGCATTTATATAAAGAACTCCACTTAAAAAACTATTTGAGTGTGTATGAGATGCATGTCTAGTTCCGTAATCCAAATAATTTATCCAAGATTGTGTTATATATGGTTTAACATTAACAAATGATGCAGGAGAATGAACATCATTAAAATAATGTTCTAAAGATTTTTGTATAAAATCTTTAACTCCTTTCATTTTTGGTTGTTCTAAAATAAATTTATCTTTTGTCATTCTATCACTACCAGTAAATGTTTTTGTTTCACTTTTGGCTTTTTCAAAAAAATCAATTTCTTCTTTTGTAAATTCTCTATCCATTTTGAATTTCATAACTGCCTGTGGAAATACTTGATATACTTTAGGTTGCATAATTAATTTTTTACCAAGGTTCTTTTATACCAACAATACCAATGTTGTTTGTTAATACCCATCTTTCATCATCTACATTTGATGGTTGTGTTTTATGTTGCATCCATCCCGGAAATACTAATACATCACCAGTGATTGCAGGAACTTCTTTCCACATCCAATCTAAACTTGACCTTTGATGAAAATTCTTAACATATTCTAATGGGTCTTTAAATTCAATAAATCCACTATCTTTTGGAAGGTTTAAATAAGCTGCCGATACTGCAATAGCTGCTCCATGTGCATGCTCTTTAGTCCAACCACCTTTAGTATGAACATTTACCCAAGACTGAACAACACCATATCTTAACTTAGGGTCATATCCCCATTCCTTTGTAATAATATGTTCAATCATAGGATTAAACCATTTATAGAATGGTTCAAATGCTTTGATAGCATGTGGTTTTTGTGGGTTTCTGGATGAACTCTTACCTTCATCTGCTTCCAATGGATTATTGTTTACCGTTGTGTTTATTAAATTTTTACAAACAGGATATAATTCCGCCCAATTAAATTCAAAATGAGCTTTAATAATTCCTGGGTGGAATGGTGTTACATCTGCTAAAGGTCTTATATCTGCTTGCATATAAAATTATTTTAAAAAAGGTAATATTGCTAATTCTTTTTGTTTTGCCTCAACCATTATATCAACATGAATACCATATGTGTTTGGTAATTGTTTAATATAATCGGAATGGGCTTGTGGTTTACTTCCTTCTTTACTTTCAGAATAATGTACAACCGGCTTTATATTCCAAGGCCAAGTTGATGCTGCTAATTCTAATGCTTCATCTTCAGTTAATACACCAGGACAAAATTTGTAATGATGATAATCAAATACAATTGGAATACCAATTTTTTCGTGAATGTACATTAAATCACATACTGAATACATTGATGCTTTATCATCATTCTCAACAGTTAATCTACTTTGTACTGATTTAGATAATTTTTTAAAGTTTTCACAAAATCTATCCATAGCAGATTTCTTATCTCCATAAACTCCGTTACAATGAATATTAATTTTATTGTAAGGTGTTTGCGATAATCCCATCATATCAAAAATCTTACCATGCATTTCCAAATCATCTATGGAATTTTGAACAACTTGTTCTTTGGGTGAAGTTAGAACTACAAATGGACCAGGATGTGAAGTGATACGGATTCCATTTGCTTTTGCATAATCTCCTGCTTTCTTTAACTCACTTTTAATTTGTTTGTAATCTTTTAATTGTGTAAGGTCTAACTTATCTCCCCAAGGAATAATAGCAGAAGATAAACGGAAAAATTTAATGCCATTTGCATTATTCCATTCTAAAATTTTGATAATATCTCGTGAGTTGAGTAATGTAAGTTCGGACACGTAGTCTAATCCTTTTTGGTTAAATGTTTTTCTAACCATTGAACGATTAGTAGTAATTTTCTTACCTAATGTCATATTAATACATGCGTATCCTAAATTCATAATTTGTTATTGTATTACAAATATACGAATTTTTTACCAATCTACCAAATTCTAATAGGTTTTTCCTGAAAAATCATCAGGATATTGTGAGGGTTTTATGTATTTTATCCAATAATTAACCGCATTTTGGTCATTTATCCACTTTTTACGGTCAGTCCAATCAAATCCTTTCTTTGCATAGTAAGGTTTTTCATTTTCTACATAATTCCACCTTGCAGATGATGGTGCTTCTATTATATTGATAAGTCCATCTCCATCAGTATCCCAACCATCTAATTGTCCATCCCCATCTAAATCAATAGGTCTTTTGGAAAAATCAGATTGAAGATTTTGTAATATTTCATCAGTAATTTCAGGTTCCAATGCTTTTTTATCCTCATCTGTTAAAATTACTTCATTATATTCTTCCACTGCTTCTTTTAATGCTTTATTTGGAGCCTGTGGGTTATTTATTGCTTCGGTAAATATTTCCGCATCTTTTTCAGATGCTATTATAGGTGTTTCTTCGGGTTTATCACCATATACCTCATAATTCTTATAGTTTTCTTCCATTAAATCATCTAAACCACGTAATTCATCATCAGTCATACCGGCTTCATAGTCTTTTGCTTCAGCTTGTTGACCTAATGCGATTGGACCAGGAAAATGTTTAATTTCTTCTTCTTTTTTAGCAATTAATCCATTAAATGCGATAATTAATGCTACTGCAAGAGGGTCAAACACAATTACAATCAAAAATATGAAGAATTTTACTACTTTTTTCAATTCTACACCAAAAGCTTCTGCTACAAATCTAAATCCACCCACTTCTTTCTCTAAATCTAAGTTAGAAATCTTAATTTTATTGATTTCTTCGTTATTTTTAGCATTTTGGTCTTGCAAAACCGCAATTTTGGCGTTGATTTGAGAGGTTTGTTTATCTTTGTTGTCAATACTCTTCAATAAACGATTATTTACCTTTCCTTTGTCTAAAATTTGCGCCTGTGTGGATGATAACTGCCCTAATTGAGTGTTAAGTTGTGTAATTTGAGCTGAATTTTGCTCAATTTTTGTTGTATAAACAGCAATTTCTCTATCTACTTGCTGTAATTTAAGATTTTGTTGCTGAAATGCGTTAGAAAGATACCCAAAAATACCTGCAGAAGTGATTAACATCAATAATCCCACGGCCGTTGTTAAATACCACTTATTAAATCCTTTAATTTCATCCCAAGTTTGCTTCAAATATGTTGCTGCAACTAACTTAGCAAACTCCAAAGAGCCCGCCATTACCATTACTGCCGTTGCAGCACCACTAAATAGGACACCCAATCCAGTTACTGAAAAGAATGCCGCACAACCTGCAACTATAATAGCTGAAATTCCAACTAAATATTTAAGCCAATTCATTTTTTACGATAAATCTACAATGTTTGTAGTTTGCTCAATTAATCTTTGTACATCCACCATCATTTTGATAGCTTCGTTTTGATTTGCAGGTCTTTGACCTTCCATCATTTCATGTACAACTGCAATTCTTTTGTTAATTGCTTCTAAATTTTCCTGTACTCTTTGTTTATATTCAGGTTTCATCATATGTTTTGTTTATATATAAATATATGTAAAATAAAAATATAATTAATCTAAATTTTCTTGCCTTTCAATTATTGTACTCATATGGTCTGCCCAATGCATAATGAATTGAAGTTTATATCTTAATTGTTTTTTAACATCGTGTCCTTTTAAATACTTTTGATTATCTTCATCATACATACCATCAGTAAGTTTTATTGCAAAATATTCTTTCTCATTGTATTGAATACCATAATGATTTAATGTATAAAAAGTTCTATCAGTTAAACTCATATAAGAAATTTCGTCATTACTTTTAAAGATAGTTCCGTGATTTTTAACATGCCAATCACTATCGTTTGGAATATAATGTAAATGATTTCTAATACCCAATTTACCCAAATCATGATGTAAACAACTGAATATTAATTCTTCATCCGTAAAATCTACTTCTCCACCTGCTTCTTCAAATAATTTTTTCATTCTCAATGCATTCTTTGTTACATTAAAGATATGGTCAATATATCCACCATTATATGCATTATGATAATGTTTTGAACCTGATGCCGGTGATATTGTAAGATTAAATCCTAACTCTTCTTCGGAATACATGTGAAGTAATTTTTCCAATCTTTCACCTGTGAAGTATTTCTTAATAAGTAAGATAAACTTATCGTAATTTTCTTTTAATTGTTCTGCTGTTTTGTTTTTCATATTACAAATATATAACTTTTTTTTAAGACCACCAAATTTATTTTTCTAATTCTTTTTTAGTTAATGCTCTATATAAAATTTCTAATTCTTCTTCCGATGAACAAAAACCTAATCCATTTGCATCTAATAATTCAACAAAATATTGACCAGGTTGTAATCCTAAATCTTTAAGTAATCCATGTTCATCACTAACATTTGAAGTTAGGTTTGGAGTAAATCTAGGGTCATCTTCTTTTGGTAAACTAAGTGTAAAAAAATATGGTAAATCTTTATCAGTTTCTTCATTAAATTCTTCTTCCTCTTCTTCTCGTATCATTCCATCCATAGGGAAATCCATATCAGGTGCACTATCATTTGCAACGTGTTTTCTCCAACCTTGTCTAATAAAAGTTTCTTCCGTTATTGGAGTTAATGGTAATTTAATTTGTTTTCTTCTCATATTACAAATATAAAAAAAATACCCGAGATTTCCAAATCTTCGGGTATTTTGTTAAAATTAAGGAATTATTAAACTGCTGTTATTTGATATGGTTCTTCTTCGTTTAACACATCAAAACTTATTTTATATGGATTGCTTTCTCCCAAATCTATCTCCTCTTCTAATTCATATCTTTCCAATACTCTTTTAACAATACCGGAACGAATACAATCTGCAGGAGTAAATTCTACCTGATATACACCATCTAAACCACCTAATCTTTTCCACACATCATAAAATCCACTTTTTTGATATGCAGGAACACCATTTGGTCTATATTTGTCACATTGAGAAAGGTCACCCTCTATAACTAATTTACTATCATCTGATATACGAGTAATTAAAGTTTTTAATTGTAGTGGTGAAGCATTTTGTGCTTCATCTAAAATAATAAAACTATTTTCAAAGTTGATACCTCTTAAGAAGTTCATTACTCTAAATTCTATTTTGCCAATTTCTATTAGTTTTTTTGTTTCTACCGGTCCTATTATTTTATTAAGTATAAAAAGTGAAGACTCATTATGTACTTCTATTTTTTCCATTAAGTCTCCAGGTAAGTGGCCCAATTTATCCTCATTACCTACATCGACTGTAGGATTTATGATAATTAATTTGTAAATTGGTGTACCTTTGTGTAGTAACATTTCTAAACCTTTTTGAATAGAAACATAAGTTTTTCCGGCTCCTGCCAAAGCATGTGCCATAATAATATTATTTCTTTCATCATCAATTGCTTTGTAAAATCTTTTTTGATTACGAGTTTTAAATTTGATGCGAGAAACTATTTTTGGTACGGAGTGGACTTTTGACTCTTCTGTTTGTTCAATTTGTTTTGTTTGTTTTTTTGTAGCCATAGTTTGTATTTGTTGTATAAAACTAATATAACTAAAAAAGTTTTGCCAATACCTTTTTCTTTTTTATTGACTTTATTTTCATATTATCAATAAATGATTTTATTTCTGAACAAAATTCGTATTTTTCTAATTTTATACATAATTTTAATAAATAATCAAGTGCCAAAGCATAATCTTCTTTGGAAATTGTTGCTACAATTTTTGATTGTTTAAATCTTACTAAAATTACTTTTGATTTTTTTTGAATATGCGCTGACTTTATTGTTTCAAAGACATGAAGTATAAAATCATCCCCATATAAACTTAGATATGCCGAAATTGTGGGGTTTTTACTATCTAAGTATCTTTTCCAATTAACCGTTGAATATACTCTCCCCATAAAACAATTTATATAACAATAAATATGATAAAAATCATTTATCCGGTTGTTTCATTTAATAAATCTCCAGGTTTAACTTCAGTTAAATCTGCGTAAATTAAACCAGTAGGACTCAATCCAGTTGGGTCATTATATACTTTTCTAACATTATTTATTCCACCATTTGATGTTGTTACTAATTTTCTATAAGTACCATTTTCTTGAGTTATTGCTGTTAATCTTTGTTTTTCAATATCTGCTTTAGCTAAAGCTTTAGTTTGAGATTTAGATAAACTTGTTTGTTGCGAATCAATCAAATTACTTTGTGCACTTGCTACTGATTTATTTAATATTTGTTTAGTATCTAAAATAGTTTGCTGTGCACCTGCCATCACTGATGTTGCTTTTGATACAGCGGATGTTAAATTTCCAGATTTAATATCGTTTGCGGCTTGTTGTGCCTGATTTATCACATTTTGTGCATTTTCTACTTTTGATTTAACATCATTTGCAATTTGCTGAGCCTTACTTACCACATCTGTTATATTTGATTTTGCTTTATCAACTGCTCCTTGTACTGATGCAGCTGCATCGGTAGCTTGTTTTTGTATATCTCCGGCTGCATTTTGTAAATTACCCGCCGTTTCTTTTAAACCTGCTAAACCTTTTTTAAACTTTTTAGGTATTTTTGGTTTTTTAAAATTAAGTTTTGGTAATGGTGGTAATAAAGATGATAATGAAAATTTAGGTATAGATGGTACACTTGGTAATTCAGGTACTTTTGGTAACATAGATGTAGCTAAATCTTTTACATCTGCAATTCCAGGTATTTTAGGTATTGAAAGATTTGGTATAAATTTAGGAAATGCTTCTCTTAAATTAGAAATTGCTCCAGCTATTTGTTTTGCTTGTCCAATTAAATTTTGTGCACCTGCAATTGTATTTTTAATATTTTCAATTTGTGCAGTTAAATCCATACTATCTTTAGTAACTACTTCTTTTTGTGATTGTAATTCTTTTATTTTTGCATTAATTTGATTTCTTAAATCAGATTTTACAATATTTTTATTAGTACCACTTATTGTACCAAAGAAGTCACCAACTTGTACTTTTGAAACAAATGTAAATTCACCAACTACAACTGTTTTGTAATTTAAGTTTGGAATATCATTATCAACTTCCGTTTGTAACATTTTTATTTTTTCATCTAAAGATGTTACCTGTAATGTATTTGCTGCTAATTTATTTTGTACATCGTTTAAAGAATTTGTGTCACTTCCTGCTATTGTTGCTATTTGTTTTTTACCTATACCAAACGATGCGGATATTGTTGTTGCTGCAACTCCAGTTAATGCTTCACCATTTTTAATATCCCATCCTGCAATTAATTCAGGATTTAATACTCCACCATTATCGGTATCTAATGGATTGACTGTATCAACAACCCAATCGATATACATTACCAATCCTTCATAATCAATACTCAAATCACTATTTACAAAATTGTTAATTCTCATATCAACAAAGCTTCCAGTTTCAACATTTCTCAATCCTTTAACCATATCAAGATATTGACTATAATAAAAACTTACAATATATTGTGGATTGAAGCTTGCCTGAATAAAATAAGGATTGTACTCTTTGTGTGATTTAATTAAATCATCATAATATTTTTTGGAAGTATAAAAGACAGGATTAGTATCATTTGTATCTTTAAAAATACAAAGTATAAATCTAAAATTAGTATTATTAACAAATTTTAAATCATCTAATGAATGTAATGTAAAATCAATTTTATTAACATCACTATAAATTCCATAAAAACTAACTACATTTTCTTTTATCGATGGTAGATAATTTATAGAACTTCCAGGATATTGATTATCGAGCTGTCTTAGGTTTTTATATTCCATATAGATAAATATACCTATACCAAATTCTCTAAATTGTATATTTTTCTATTAAGATAAAATGCAGCTTTCTTTAAATCCTCTAATTCTTTTTGTGGGTCTTTCTTACCGGCTCTTGCTATGTATTTAGCTACATTGAATAAATACGCATCTTTATCTAAACCCCATACTTCACATACCTTAATTACTTCGTATGGATTATCAACACCACCATAATAGGATGGATTCTTTACTGTTTCTTTGTTAGTAAACTCGTTTTTTCTTATGTTTGGTTTTGCTGGCATATTATGTAAATATTTTTATTCGTTTTACAAATATACGGCAAATATTTGAAATTACCAAAAATAAAAAAGTTATCCACATCCCGTACGTTTGGGATTTTCCTGGTATAGTTATACTTGACTACTTGACAAATAAACTGGGAATAAGGAACTTGGAAATACTAATAAGTTACTAAGCTACATCACTCCAGGTACCATCATCATTTTTAGTTACTACTTTGTAAATTCTTTGTGTAGGGTCAGATGCAAATAATTGACCTGCTTTAATTTCAGCTTCTTCTTTTGTATCAAAGACATTAATTTCATCATCAGGATTTAATTTTAAAACCCAAATTTGTCTTTTTGCCCACATAGGGTCACCATTGTTTATATCAACGGGAATTAATTGTTTATGTATGTAATAAGTCATTTTTATTCTTTATTTAATATAAATATCTAAATACCAAGTTTCTTTAATCTATCTAGCTCATCTTTTATTGTTCTATTAAAAGGAGTCCACTTAATATTATCTATTAACCAATTTCTATACCATACAGGTATTTTTCTAATTTCAGTATCTTTATATTTTCCAAATGTCATTTTGACAACAGGCCCTTCTGCAGCAATATCATGTGGGTTTGGCTTTCCCTCAATATGTAAACCTATCTCATGCAAAGGAACACCACTTAATAATTTTTGTCCTTCACCATATAATTTCCAAATTGCATCTTCTTGTTTGTAATATAATTCTTCTACCTTACCAAACTTTGGAACACTACCTACAAAATCAATGACAAGACCGTTCTGCTTCTCAGGATGGATACGTGTCACTCTACCCACAAATTGATACCACCAACTTAATGAAGCAGTAGGTCTACCCGTAATAATACAATCTAATTGCGGATGGTCAAACCCAACCGATAGAATTGTAACCTGAACAACTATTCTTAATTTTAAACTTTTAAAATCAGAAATAATTTTATCTCTATCAGCATCGGGCATTCCACTAAATACTGCCTCACAGCTTGGTAAACGTGTGGAAAGTTCTTTTGCTTCCTCAATAGATGGTACTGCAATTAATATAGATTTTCTATCAGGTAGTTCTGATATTCTTTTTATTATCTTACCACTAATATCTTGTTGTTTATATGCTCTTCTAATACTATCATCAGTAAATTCTGCATTACTTGAATTATATACTAATTGACCGGTGTCAAAATCATAAGACTCATATTGTAGTGGTGACCAAAATCCCAAATCACACATTTCTTTAATTTGTGCAACATGAATAATATCTTTAAAGAAATTTCCTTTCTTAGATTTAGATGTAAGCATT